TGCTTCAGCCGCACCAGTAGTAGCATTAAATCCTAATACTGTACCTTTTCTTGAAGCTAGTAGTGGTAATTCCATAGAAACTGCATCATCAAACTCTTGCAACCTTATTGCTCGTGAGGCTGAGTCATTAAAATCAGATTGTATTGCAGTCACAGTATCAAGCTCAGTATTTAGTTTTGATATCTCAAAAGCACCTGAACTTGGAAAGTCTGTTGTTCTTGCTAAAGGTATATCACGAGTGATGACAACAGTACTGCCACCAGTAGCACCAGTGACAGAAGTTGTTACAGTTCCAGTAGAACCATTGCCACCACTCACAGTATACAATGAAGTATTACTTGTACTTGCATCAAAAGTACGTTCAGTACCATCAACAAAAACATTTAAGTCTGTTGATCCAGTAGAAAATACGAATGGCACAGCAAATGAGGTTTGAGTTGCACCTTGATTTACTGTGTAACTAATTCGTGGTGTATTTGCACTCAAAGCTATAGTCATATCTTACCTTTACTAGTTTTTGTTATAAATGTCTATCTTTTTATACCACCTGAAATTGCTCGTAAATCGTCATCAAGACCAAGTAATCCTAACAAAGGTGCATTATATGATATGGTTTTAATGCCTTCTTCTGTTCTATCATTGATAATATCATATGCACCACTAACCCATTCTCTATACATATTTGGAGTAGCACCTAGCATACCAAATGCACTATCCCACCCAGTTGCATTATATCTACCTTTCAACCAAGTATTATCAGGATTATGTAATCCAAATGCCGCTGATGCTTCTATTCCTCTATATGCAATTTCAGAATATAATCCTAATATCCCTGATCTATCTACTACTTGCATAAATAGTTCATCATAATCTTTATCTTTAAACCACCAATCAGGTTTTCTTGTAGCTAATATTATATACGACATACCTAACAAAGCTACTGCACCTGCTAATCTATGTTTTTTATTAGGATCAAACATAGGTCTTAATATTCTTTGATTAGCAGCAAAAGAAAAATTATAGAACTGAAATGGAAATCCCATAACACCTGATTCTATTCTAGCTATTGGATATCTATAAGAGCCATCAGCCATTTTGCCTACAGAAGCACGAGGATCAGGCTGTATTCCCATCTTTGCCATATATGGTTTCCACTTTTTAAATACAAATCCATCTGCCATAGTTGGTCTGTCAAATGCTGTGGCGTGCATAATAGTATTTCTTGCACCATTATTAAGATATGTTTCCATTACAGCTTTAAGATCTCTATCAGCTTTTGTTTTTGTTGCCCAACCTTGTATATTTAACAATGGTGTTTTAGAATCTGTAAACTGCCATGCTCCATTTTCATACAATCGTTTTGCTAAATCTCTAGTTATTCCATATCTATCTAATTCGTCTATATCAAACTTATCTAAGCTATCGTAGTTTTTTATTTGCTCATAAAACTTTGGTATTCTTACTGCTGAATCAACTCTCTTACCTAATGTTGTTACAGGTGATAATATATTAAATTTATAAAATAAATTTTCCATTGCATCAGCGGCTTTTTCTATTTTACCCATTTGCAATGGTCGTGACATTTCTCCTAATTGTCTATCTACTGCTATATTTCTTGACATCTCAAGACTTTCACCAGTATGTAAAACCTGATTTGCATTTGCTCTTATTTTATCAAAGTTACCATCAATACTTCTAACAACAGTTTTAAATACATTGCCTAAACCATGCTCTAGTATTGGCATTGCCACTGTTTCTGTAATAGCAGTTATACCTGCACCAGTTAAATAGGTAACACCTGATAGTTTTTTTGATACACGAGCAAATCTATTGTCATATCGCTGTGGATCTCTTGTCATTTGACCTGCAACTCTTTCATAATCTGCAAGAAAATCTGATTTAATATTGGCTATTGCTCTATCTGTATATTTTTTTGACGATAGCATTTCTGCTTCCATCATATTTACAATATAATCAATAGAGTCATCTCCAAACTTTCTTGCATATTCTATTCTAAATCCCATATTTTTTGCATATTGCGATAGAATACTAAGGTCTTTAACAATAAAATCTTTCACTTTCCACTCAGGTATATTAGTGGTTCGCATCATTATATGCTTACCTTTACCAACACCTAATGGAGTATGGTATCCCATGGGATCATCTCCCATTGATAGGATATGTGACACATCTTCTGCACCTGCTTTTTGTGCCTCTTCCAAACTTGTTATTGGCAATCTTTCATTTTTATTACCTGTCCATCTAGTAATAAAACCTTGTTCTAAATAATGATCTGCAAATATATTTTCTAATTGTTTTTGTTTTGTAGGATCATCAAGCAACATTTGTTTATCATAATATATTGCCCATTTATAATTTTGACGAGTTTGTTGATAACCATCATAAAAATTTCTTTGTTTTCTAAGCTCTCCTAAACTTAATCTATAAATTTCTTTAGCGGCAGGATCTTTTTCCCTACTTATCTTTTCTGTTAATTCTAAAATCCTATCATCAAGTTTTCTTATGCCTGATTTAACACTTGCAGGTGTATGAAATACACCAACATCTTGTGCAATTTCATCAAAAAATCTATAAAATTGTGCTATACGTTCCATACCTTTTCTTTTGTACTCAGGAATATTTGCAAAATAAGAACTGTTCCATGCAGGATTGCCATTTAATATTTGTAATTCTACAATCTCTGCTCTAAATTCATCTTTAGATGGCATAACTTTTAAATAATCTCTGGTAGCATCATTAAAATATTTTGTTTCTAGTTGCTTACCTAGCTTATCTTGAGCAAATTGATATGGTGTAACATAATCTATACCTGCAACTTTACCAGTACCTTGTACTTTATAAAATTGTTCCATGTATAAACTATCTATATACTGCTCTACCTCTAATCCTTTTGCATTATATATTTGTTGCATAACATCTATTGATTGTACTGGTCTGCCTTGCATAGATACAGAACCATTAAAAGCTATTTGCATATTAAAATCTTTAACGATAGGAGGTGCTTCTTGCCCATCATATTTACCAAAATGCAATCGTCTTGATGGTATAAATTTATTTAAAAAACTAAGTTTATCTATTGTTAATTCTTTTAAAGTTGACCCTTTCATTACTGGATCTTCATCTAATGGCACATCAAACTTTTGATTCATTCTAAAATCAGCTTCAAGAAGTTTTACAGTTTCTTCATCACTAACAAATTTTGCTTCTATAGGTGCATCTGTTTCACCTGAATTGATTGATTTAAATTTAATCTGTGGATTACTAACATCATCTACATTTCTAGGAAATAGTTTTGGATCAAACTCAGATATATGAATTGCAGTAACAGGTTTTGCAGGAACATAATCTTTCATTTTAGATACTTCACCACTAAACTTATCTAAGGGAAAATCTTGTTTTCTAAATACATATACAATATCACCTAATCCTACATCTCTAAACGGATTACCACTTTGCACAAGACCTTCTTTTAGTCCTTCTTTGTTTATGTTTTTATTTCTTGTAGATCTATGAAATACATAATCAGGAAAACGACCATTCTTATTTAATCCTTCAATGATTGTATTTTTTACTGCATAATTATTTACATTTATTTTATTATCAGGATTCTTTTTTGCTTTGTGATCTTTTACAATTTTAGTAAATTTATTTGTAATACCTCTAGCACCACCACCTAACAATCCTGCAAAAACAGTATTACCTGCAACATTTGTTACAGATTCAGCATAAGTGTTAAAAGGATCAAAAGGTGCTCGTAATGCTTCACTTCCCATACCAAATAGGAATCCAATCTTACCTGACTCTTTTGCCACACCAAAAGCAGACTTAGCCGCCCAAGCGGCTCTAATACCAGTATTAAATACTGGGTGAAAGAAAGCTATGTTAAGTGGATCAACAACTCCTGCAACCAATGTTGCACCTAATCCTGATCTTTGAAATACCTCACGATTTTGTTGCATAGCAAGTAAATCGTTTTTAATATAATCATAATGTTCTTTATTTTTTGCTCTTGATAATTCATCTGCATAAAAATAATCTTCGTTCTTTTGTATTTCACCTAACCAATCAAATGTTTCATCATAAGCATCATCTAAGAAATTAATGTACTCTGCTGTAGCATTAGTAATAGGCAACCATTGATATTTTAAATTAGCTTTGAAACCTTCAAAAAAAGTTGGCTCTATACGACCTTCACTATCAGGATATAAAAAATGTAATGGTTCTACTTCTTTTGCTAAGTCACCAGTAGGATTAAATGGTTTTGCAGGTACACCTGTATACTGTAGTTGCATTATGAAATATCCTCAGAAGATATAATATCCTCAGTCATAAAATCTGATCCATCACGAATATGAAAGCCTAATAAACTTGCTCTATCACCCACTCTGTTACGAGTTTGATTATGTATTAATGTCTTAATATTACCAAACTCTCCGATATTATACGCTTGATGAAATCCTGCTTGTCTAAAATAATATGCTCTTAAATCTTGATCGTCTGTATTTATAGCCTTTGTTATAGCCGCATAATATTTTGGAAACCCTCTATTTGGATCTTTTAGTCTTTCATGTCCAAATTGATATGAAAAATCAATCAGTGCTTTTTGTCTATCAACAGCAAGTGTACTAAAGTTTTCAAACTCTTCATTATATTTTTCATAGATATCTTTAATTTTATCTGTGTATATTAAATCAGCTACTTGCTGTACCATTCCTTGTATTCCACCAAGACCCATCTCTCTTTTAAAGTCATTCATCTTTTCTACAAGCTGTGATCTAGTAGCATTAGGATTAGAATTTAACCATGATTGCAATGGTCTTAATGCAGTTTCTAATTCATTTGACATCTTTTCATAATCAGAATCAGTTAAGTATCTTATATTAAATCCACGACCTATTGATAAAGTATCTGCATCTACATAAGGTGCTACCCTAAAGTTTTCTTTTTCAGAGGTATAATTTATAATATCTATTAAACCATCTTGTATCTCAACTGCTACATCAGGTGTAAGTAAAGCTGTCTTAATATCTCTTACAGCATCTGTTATACCTTCTCTTAAAGTTTCAGCACGAGTTAGTATTTGCCATGAAGGGTTTTCAAATCCTTTGCCTTTAATCTTTTGCTCTAAATAACTTTCACCTAAACCATCTACATATTCACTAAATGATTTATCTCTTGTGCCATCTTCTTTAAGAGAGCCTTTTTGCAAAATATCTAATACTCTATTCTCTGATCCTTGTTGCTGAGCTACACCAAACTTATCATAGTCAACAAATTCTTGTTGTGTTTTTGACTTAAAGTTTTGTGATCCAAGATCATACTCACCAGTTACTATTGGTTCATCAAAATTTTTTATAGACTTGAAGGTTGTATTATATGTTGGGTCAACTTTACTATTGCCAATAAAATCACTAAAATTTATATTTTGCACATTAGGTTTATATAACTGTAAATC